GTCAAATGACTCGTCTTAGGTTATCTGTGAGATACCTATTGGGCTTTGTCCCCGGATGGTGGACAAGTTTGCTATACACTATTCTACCACGAGAATAGAACCTCAATGTTGACGCCCTACGCGGAACTATAATATGAGGTCGTGTACCTTGATGGTGCATTAGTGCGATACGGTTATCCGAACCAATGATGGCGGTCAGGCCCCCATATCGCTGCACCACACGGTAGTTGATGGAGCGTCGTAGCGCTCCGGTATCCACTCCGACTTGCGCCTTGGCGAGTCGGGCAACCCTTGCAGAAATCTTGAGAAGGTGTCGCCCGACTTGACCGTCAGGGTGTCGAAGCAGGAACTTCATTGCTGCTGCATCCGCAACAAAGGTTGCCATCTGCTACCCCTCGTATACGTGGGACAGTGCAGAGGTTGTGAGGATGAGCGTCATGGCCTGAAAACCGCCCTGTGGCTGGCCCGCAGAGACATCCGCGAGTGATCCGGTCAAGGTGGTTTCTCCGGCTCTCAGACCGGCATCCAGCAACAGCATGGCATCCACCATCTGCTTGCGGGCGTGATCACTCTGTACATCGGCTGGAAGAATCTGCACACCTGTAGTCACCTGACCATATCTGGTCGGGACCGGTGTTGCAGGATTCGCATCAGCCGTGTTAGAGTTGGGAAGGGCGCGGACCACTTCAACAATGTAGACTCCGGTACGTGGCGTGGCGCACTTGGCCGGTTCCTGAGCTTGGCTACCCGGAAGACCCGAGTAGCCTTGCTCAAAGGAAACCGTCAGTTGTTCACAATCGTGAACAGTGCTCCCCTGACCACCAACCGCGAGATACCTTCTTGTCGGAAGGTCAACCCCATGGTCGGCATACGTCGCTACAACTGTGTTGAGAATGTGATCCGCTATCTGGACAAATTCTTGTGCGTCTAGCATAGCGGTTCTCCGTTACTTACTTGTCGAGGATTACGTTGAGTTCTTTGATGAGGGTCTTACGCTTCTCGCCGGAGTTCTCCGCGTCGAGTGCGATCTGAGCCTTTGTAGGGTCTTCTCCGACCCAGCTAAGGACATCCTTGATGGAACCCTCCGGGACGGTTGGTTCCTCCGTCTGAGGGGCTTCCTGAGCCTCTACAGCGGTTGCTTCGGGGAGCGTTACGGAAGCGTCTGCTTCCTCTACGGCTGGTTTGGATACTGGTGCATATGGATCGTGTGCGCTCATTAGTTAATTCTCTCTCCCCTCGGCCTATCGACCGAGAATACTTTAGGCCTCTTTTTGGCCTTGTTAGGGTTTACTGCTGCTAGGAATAGATCGATCTCATAGATGCCGACTTTTCCATTGGAAATGAACTCTTGTGGGTCCATTACCGTATACGAGACACCCTGTCTGGAAACTGATGAAATTCGTTCCGGAAGGGCGCAAGCTGATGATCCCATGTCGGCTAGAATTAGTTCGTTTGCCAATCGGATTGCTGCCCTCTTGCCCGCTGCTGGCGGTGGGGTTCCATACGTATATGTGATCGAAAGTTCGTTCACAGGGTCTAGAACCCATGGGAGGGCATTTTGCCTTACTAGGTAGCTGTTGTTTCGCAAGGAAAACTCAGTAGGGGCTAGCTCTCGCCCCATGTACGTGATAGACTGGACTGACCGAACTGGTGTATTACGCAGACGAAGGTTGCGTTGTCCCTCTGAGAAGCGAGGAAGATTGTACACATTCCCGTTGATCACAGCAGGACTGGTTACGGTTGACAGTGAGGCTTCGGACGTATATACTTCAGTAACGGTCTGAATTCCGGTGTATTTCTCTGCTGACAGCTTGTAGAGGATGAAGCTGGCGTACTGGACAGCAGAGTCAGTGTATGGCCCGTTAGGGTCAATAGTGTCTGCTGCACTAATCCATAGAGTAGCCATTTTTCTCCAATGCTCTGTTCTAACCATTATACCATAGAAAAGAAAACTGGCTGGTCCCCGAAGGAACCAGCCAGTGGTCTTACTGCTATTTGATTATGGTGTGACTGTCTGGTAGCCAGTTCCAGCAGGAATGCTGGTGGTACGGGCGTAAGCAACAGGGGAGTCCGACGCGAACGGCCACTGCGGTGCAGCAGGTCCGTCTCCGAATCCGACGTTACCCACAGCCCAGCCTTCAAAGCTGGTAGCGAGAAGGTCGTTCTGGATCGCACGCTCACCAGCAGAGTGCATCTGTGCGTATGGGAAGACGAAGTGCCAGTACGGGTTGACAGCGGCCTGCTTGCCGCCAACGTTCGCAACAGCCCAAACTTCGATAGCAACACCGTTAGGAGTAGCATCGATACCTACGAGAGGGGCCTTCCAACCAACGGACTTGCCGCCTGCTGAGAGAAGAGTTCCACCGGCAATCATTTCGGTGAACTCGGGATCGGGATCACAGAGAGCAATGCTCAGTGTGACGCGCTTGAGTGTATCTGGAGCCTTCCACGAAGCGCAAACGGTACCGTCTGCTGCCTTTGTGGTGAATTCATCTCCAGTTTCGTACTCCGGTGTGAAACCGAGAGACACGAATTTCTTAGTGACGTATGAACCGCTTGGTCCCGAAACGGGGGTACCATCGGCAGCAAGTCGTGTAAGACGGATAGCCATACCCGCAACTGCGGAGGCGTTGTCTTGTGCCATTATTTATCTCCTAATTCTAAGCGTAATCTAGTGTTAGATCAACAAGTACTGCGTACGAATCTGTGGTAGCCCATGTAACTGCTGCTGAACCGTCAACGAAATACTGGATCTCGTTGATGCGGGTGTTGATTGCCTGATTCAGCTTCTCAGGTGTTACGATGGTGGGGCCGATGCGGACTGAGACAGGGCCGGTTGCGTACATCCACGCCTTGCCTGCTCCTGCATCGACACCTGTTGGTCCCTTTTTGGAATATCCGACACCGGAAACAAGGGAGTTTCCTAGTGGGGTTACAAGCTTTTTGCCGTCTTTTTCGAGTTTGAGGGCCGAACCTACTACCCTAGGAGCGTGAATGACACCGGCATTGCCCAAAGGAGCGTTACCGAGTGCTTCTTCCAGAAGAGCCAGTCCGTAACGGACCTTTACTGCTGTGCCTGCTGTGGGTGTTACGTCAACGGCTTGTGCCGATGCGAGGTATCTGTTATCATTATCTGAGTCAAGAAGTTTTGCTACATCGCCATTCCAGAATTCAGTTTCAATTGCTTTCTGCATCACAATGTCCAGCGCGTTCTTTGCACTGGCTTCGATCTCAGCCGGGTTGGTTCCAAAAGTGGAAACCTTCACGGAGGCCTTTACGTCGAAAGGATAGTATGTCTTGAAGTGTTCCGGTGAGTCTGTGTTATCAACGATTTTCACATCCTCAGCAGGGTTGGCTCCGTAAATGGAGCCGTTGTGGATTACCAGTCCAGCATCTTGGTTCTCGTAGGTGACACCTGAGGTCCAGAAGCTATCCTCGTGGTTGTACACAGTGGTAGCTGGACTCAGAATACCGAAGGGGGCGACCTCAAGTCCCGCTGTGGGGACTAGGGTTGTGTTACTGCGTGCCATGTTGATTCCTTAAGGTTGACTCTGAGTCCAGCTACTGTTACTGTTGACTACTATTAGACTGCTGTGGTTCCGGAAGAAGAACCCTTGATTGCAAGAGCGCTTGTTACGCGAAGGGACTCAACGCCAACCTTGGCAACACCCTCGAAGTTCTCAAGGAAGATCTTGTAATCGTTGGTGCCGTTGAGGGTGGAGTCACGGACAAGACCGAGATCAAGTGTGCCACCGTCAAGGAAGAGGAATGTACCCTCAGAGAAGAGGTACCAGATAACGTTGGACGGGAATCCAAGCAGTGCGCCAGCGTTCTGAGCACCGAAGATCTGTCCGGTTTCGCCATCGAGGAACCATGCAACGTTGATGTTACGGGTAGCGAACCAACCGTTGATCTCACGCTCTGCAAGGTTGAAGGTACCCTCGCGTCCGTCACCCGGAAGCTGCTTGGTGAGGTCTGCGCGGAGTGCGTTCTTGAACCACTCAGGGAAGAGAACACGAAGCGGAGCGTTCGGGTCAAGGCGGTAGCGGCTACGGTAAGCAGCAGCGGCCTGCTCGATCTGAACGAAGATGTCGCGAGCGGCACCAAGCTGAGAAGGAGCGGTAACTGGGGTGGAGAGTGCACCGATGCGGGTAAGCAGACGGATCTCAGAGAAACGTGCGTGCTGAACCATACCAAGCTGGATGTGACGCTCGACAAGCTCCGGGTAAGCGCGTGCGCCAAGGTTACCGAAGGTGAGGCAGAGCGGGATAGCGTCGGTGTAGACGGTGACTTCAACGCCTGCTGCAACACGGAGGCATGGCTTGACCGGGTTTGGAGCTTCCGGTGTAGATGCATCGATGTCATCCTGCATGGTCCATACGGACACAGCGCCCTCAAGGTCAGCAAGGACCGGTGGGGTCATGAAGCGGATACCGCCACGGTCAGCGCCGAAGACAGCAAGAGCATCACGGACTGGACGGACAGAAGTCTCGCCAAGTTCGAAGATGTCGTAGGAGGTCTCGACAGGAGCAGTAAGACCACCGGCAGCGATAATCGCCTCAGGGGAAACAACGGCGTTGACCTTGGAGCGGTTGCCCTCAATGTCGTTGGCGTTGAGCATACGCTCGGACGGGAAGGTGGTGGAGAAGGTAGCTACTGAGTGCTGTTCGCCGTCGCCACCGGAAGTGCGGCCCATGCCGTGCTTGCGGGTAAGGATGGCCTGAGCAACGTCAGAGATGCTGGAAAGCTCCGAACCTGCTGTGATACCCGGTAGGTCAGCACCAGCGGTAATAACTACCGGTGCAGAAGCCTTAGGTGCAGGACGTAGCTCTGCGGGAGCTTCGAATTCAAGCTCATTTGGTGTGTTAGAGGCAGTCACAGGTTCCTCCGAACTTTCTGTGTTAGAATCTTCTGTAGAAACTTCTTCTACAATTTCAAGTGGGGTTTCAGGGGCGCTTTCAGCCTCTGGAGCTTCTTCTACAGATGCTTCAGCTTCTGCTGGAACCTCTGCAACTGCGTCAGCTACGATAGCTTCCTCAACGGATGCTTCTGCCTCTGCGGGAGTGTTTGCTACACCTTCTGAAGAATCCTCAGTGTCGGAAGAGAAAGGCTTTAGATCCTTTTTCTTCTTCTCTTCGTCTTCTTCTACAGGGGTCTCGCCCTCTTCTTCTGCGGGAGAACCTTCAACGTCTGTTGGGTCCTCTTCTTTATCGTCAGAAGCGGAAAGTTCGACTTCGGTTGCCTCGTCGCCAGTTTCGCTAACGTCGCCCTCAGCGTCAGCAGTAGCATCTTCACCGTTGAAACGGGAGATAGCTGCTTCTGCGGCAGATGCGAGTTCAGCGGCCTCAGCTACACGACGGCCCTGCTCGTTAACGACTACATCGTTAGCGTCAGCAAGTTCGTTCATAGCGTCTACGGCTTCGCGAGTTGGGTTGTCACCTACGGACTCCGATAGTGTACCGAATTCGGCAACAATCTGGTCCTGTAGAGCCTGAAGTTCTTCCGGACTTAGGTCGCCAAGGCGATCTAGGTTTTCACGGATTGAATCCACAGTCCCTCCTTAGTATATATTAGGGGTCGGACAGATTGTCCATTTACATAGTCCTGCGGCAGAAGGGCAAATGTCTGTACACTTGCGCTTTAAGTATAATCATATTCTATCATACCTTTTTGGGCCTGCTGCAAGGTTTTTCTAGCGGGTATTGAATTTCTGACGAAGTTGTGCTACCTTGTTGGCTAGCTCTGCTTCCTCGGAAGTCTTGACAGATGCCATACGTGCGCGTGCGGCCTGTGCTTTGGAAGAAAGCTCAGCGTTACGTGCAGCCAGCAACGCGCCCATGCGGGTGCGGGCAACATCAGCATCAGCGGAGAGAGTAGTTTTCTCAAGCTGGTTGATACGGCGGTCCAGTGCCTCGATCTTGTTGTTTTCACGAAGCTCTGCAAGGTAGGCTGCACCGGCAGCAACGAGTGCTCCCGGAACGCCACCGGAGGCTGTGATAGCTCGTGCAATCGGGAATCCGGGGACGTTGACTTGGCAGACCGCCACAAGCTCCAGACGGCCATTGATTGGACGCCAGTCGCCTGAAGGTGAGGATGCACGGAATGCACGGATCTGAGAAGGTGTGACTTCAGGTCGGAGGGCACCAGCTACCCAGATTCCAAACTGGTCTTCTCCAGCAACAACGTCGGCCACAGCGGACGCCGTGTCATCGTAGTGCTTGATAGCCTCATCAGCAGACGCTTGCAGGGACGCGTGTCCGCCTGCTAGAGTAAGCTGACCGACCTGAATGTCACCCTCGTCCGTACGGAGAACACCGTTACGGAAGTATGCGTACTGGGATGCAGAGCGCGGGGGCTTGACATTTCGTCCCGGCATACCGATGTGGGAGGTCTGCCATGCGGCAATGTGCCCGAAGACACGCCCATCATCGGTGATGTTCAGCGGTGTCGGACCCTTCAGGGCCGGATCTTTGAACCAAGACTTTGGCGGGACAATAGGGGCAGCGGATGCAGCAATGCTGGCAAGCTGGTATTCGTAATCTTCTGGAATTTCCTCGTAGATGCCATCCTCAACGGGTGCAGCTTCAAGTTCCAGAGTTGGCTCTTCTTCGATCATGATAAAGCACTCCTGAAATGCTGGTTTTGGTACAATGGTGATTCCCATCAGGCGTGCGGCCTTTACGGTAATCTTTTCGTTCTCAATGGTGTTTTTGTCAGACAACTCTTTGTCTTCGTCATTTGGTTTTTCAACCTGTGCCTTGAACTTGTCAAGGTCAACAGACACACCACGGAGGAATCCGCCACGTACCATGCGCTCAGCCTCGCGGCCAAATGCACCGACATCAAATACTCCACGTGCATTTCCAAGGGAACCGTCGTCAAAAACCTCAATAGTGTCAATACGCCCGACGACTACTGATCCGTCGTGTCCGGAACTGGTTTTGATCTGCCACATTAGGGGTAGCGGAAGGTTTCGGACTGTGATAGAGTTCTTAGTAAAGGATCGCTCATCACCTGATGCGGTCTCTGTAGGGATAGCAACAGGGATAATGAAGCGGGCACCGGAGGAATCAACGGCGGAAGCTAGAAGGGATGCGACAACCGGCTCATTGCCCTTGTCATCCACCCACTTACCAAGCTCCTTGTCTAGTGTATAGATAGGTACTTCAATCTCCTGCTCGGCGCAGAATTCGAAAGCACCAGCAGCGGCAGAAGCAACCATGGCTTCATCATATTCAAGGGACTTGACGACTGTTTCGTCAATCTGAGGCATGATCTTCAAGTTACTTCTTCTTTCTCGGGACGTACTGTCCGGTTGCAACATCGTGCGTGTGGTTGTAGACGCCGAAGAGGTCTCTGTGGTAGGATTGTGCAAGCCCCCACGCCCTCTCAGGCCCAACGTATTTGGACAGGTGACGGTGGCAGCGTGTAAGATCACCCGGAGTACCCCAACGGATCTTCAAGGCACCCTTGCCGGTGGTCCAGTAGGCGCGGAGCTTTCCTTCATTACCGTGTCCGTGACCCTTGGAAACACCAGAGGCAACGATGATTTCCCCAAACTCACCATAGACTGACTGGGAAGCGCCTAGTTCACCGATCTCGGCTAGAGAAAGTTCTCGCCAGTCGGCAGGAACAAGGTCCATACGGTTGAGGGCACGTGCACGCTTTCGGATGTGGGCCTTGACACTAAGCTCCGGTGTTGCACCAGATGCAACAACTGCATCCTGTAGGTCCACTTCATCAATTATAGTGTATGATCCATCGGGAAGTGCGAAACCGGAAGCGGCAATCGGGGTCTCTCCGGGCTGTACAGCATCCTCTGAGGAAACTTCAGCAACATCCGTACCCGAGTCGTGGGCATCGATCTGAGTTAGAACGGTCTTGACCGTCTCTGGATCTGGTAGCTCAACAACAGGAGGCGGGGTGTTGCCCTGAAGAATGGTTAGAGTATCAGGAGAAGGCTTCCATGCCCCCTGTGAGCGGATGAAAGCATTCGGCTGGCCGTTCTGCTTTACGATGGCGATAGCATCCATGACGGCAGTCTTGTCGATTTCGTCTACGATGGCGAAGTACAGAGCCTCATCGGTCGGACCTGTAGCTGAATCCTCGACAGCCTGATCTTCTTCAGTGTGCTCGGGAGCGTCAGCAGGCGCAGCGGGATCGGCAGGGCCTTCCGCAGCAGCCAATACAGGGGCCTCAGACGCCGTTGAGAGCCATTCAGCTACTCGGGCGGCAGGATCGGCCACGAGAGGCAGCGCAACAGGCAGGCGGGCCTTCTGGACCCCTGCTACAGGCTTGTCCTCAGGCTGGGCCGGAAGAGCGGCATCCGGGGTCTCACCGAATTTTCCTCCAGCGCCTCGCCCCTGCTTCTTCGCGTTCTGGGAACGCTCCACAGGCGTATAGACACCATCCCCGGCAGCGGCAATGATAGTGTATGCACGATCAAGTGCCTCAAAGTCAAGCTCGGAAGCAGCCATGGAGAAGACGTTGCGCTCTTCCGGGTCGGCATCCAAAATATCGTACTCTTCGGCAGTGCCGGAATCCAGCCAGTGGGCGAGCGTATCAGCCGTCATCTCGTCAATCGGGATGATCTGAGGCTCGTCCACTTCTGCCATGTCCATATCAGGAATGATGGCAAAGCCGTCCGGTGTCCATGCGTAAACAGCGCCACTTTCATAGTCTACAGAAATAAGGCGGTTGATGATAGTGGAGCCGGGGATGGAGCCAAGGGCGAAGTACGCAAACGTGTCATCATCGAACTGGTACTTAGGGTGGCCCTGTGTCTCTGTCTCGTCTGGTGCGTAGAGTTCATCGTCGGTTGGGGCAACAATCTTCGAAGCCCATTTGCGGCCCTTGTAGCCCCCACGGAGGCGTTCTGAGAGGTCATTCTCACAGAAGAAACCGTGCACCCATTGCACATCAGAAAGAGATACAGTAGAATCATTAGCAAGACGGTTCGCTACAGCGAGATCGGCCTCTGGAAGATCCGTAGAGAGGCTTGAGATAGTGGAAGCGATTTCATTCTTGACAGCTTCAGGCACACGGAAAGGCTTTTCCTCGTCCAGAACCTCAACGGAGGCGGCTACAGGGGTAGTCTCGGCAGGAGCAGCCTGCCCTCCACCTTCCGGAGCGGTGTCAGCTTCACCCTTGTTCTCGGCAACCATGGCGTCAAAATCGCCCATTGCTTCGCTGCCATACTGGCCAAGGGATCGGCCACCGGGCGCGAAAAGCTGGAACATGATCGGGTTTCCACCGGTCTTGTCATCGTGAGGCTCTGTACCATCTAGAAGCTTGTTCTCTGCTCCCTGTGCTGTATCCTCGTACTCAGCGGAGAGACCGTAGCCGTCTGCACGCTCGATGTATGCCTTCTGGTTCTCCTGCATGACCTTCTTGTATTCTTCACCCTTGAAGACGTTAGAGAAGTTGTTGTCCTTGTCATAAATTCTGTCACTGTCTTCAGGCAATGTGGCCTTCGATGCGAGGACTCGAATAGCGCTAGGGTCAAGAATCCTCTGTGTAACGGAGCCGTCTCGGTTCTTCTGATCGACATACGCTTTGCCGTCCACAACGCTGGTAACCTTACCAGACTGCTCTAGGCCGTCCATGCGGAAGCGGACGTTGGCTCCCAGAGAGATCCAACGCCCGAAGCGGTCACGAAGCTGCTTTTTGGCTTTGGTGCTTCTCCAGTGGTAATCGTTGGCAAAGGCTGCGAGTGGATCGGTCAGAGTTGATCCAAGATCGTTTTCATTTTTCAACAGAAGCCGTCCTGATTGCGGTGATAAAAGTTTAATCTAAGTATATCATACCGCAGGAACGTAAAGAGGGCAGCGGATTTCTCCACTGCCCTCTTCACTATTTAGACTAGGTAGTCCTGAATGACTTCCTTGGTGATCTTCGCATCCTGTGACCTCAGACGGTCCCAGTACTCCACGAAGTCCTCGGAGACATCGGCCAGAGTCTGGTCAAAGATCCTTGGCTCATCCTGATCCGGCTGGACCGGGTACCAGTGGCCCTTGTGACGTACAAGTACGTTCTCGTCCGTGGTCTTGACCAGTTCCAGTACCTCACCGGTTCTGGAGATCGTGACAGAGACGGTGCCCGGAACCTTCTCCGGGTCGTTCTCGTCGCGGATCTGCTTCAATGTGGCGGCTGTCTCGGGAGAGATGTCGAAGTAGAATTCGTCATCCCCCTTGGTCTTCGACAGCGCCAGCATCTCAGGGTTAGCCAGAATGTCGTCCGGATGGGAGCCGGTGACCAGCGCCTGACGATGGATCGCCTTGAGATCACCCCATGTTACGTCCTGCTCCAACATTATACTGCCTTCCCGTCGATGGATACTACTTCGTTATTTACAGATACTACACCAGACTGGCTAAGAATTGCAAGTCGCCTCATGAGTTCTTGGTGAACCAGCTTGGAAAGTTCCTTCGCTTCCGCACCGTTCATCTCAACATCTTGGAAGGATTCAGCAACAAGCTCCACTGGGTAGATAGCCCCAAACTGCAAAGAGTAGCCCGAAAGCATGTGGTTGTTGAAGAGTTCCTGCCCCAGAGCGGAGTCGTTCTTCGTGACCTCACGGCCCAGAACCTCAGACACCATTTCCAGAACCTTCTTCTCACTGATAACACCTGTGAAGTAGTCTAGCACGTGTCCGAACTCGTGGGTAGTGGTGGCCTCGACTTCCTTACCCGGTTCAACCTTGTTATTCCAGCGAGTTACCTGTCCTTCCTTCTTCAAGCGGACGAACGTGTTGTAGCTCTTGGCAGTGCTGAATCCGACTCGCGTACCTACGTGTCCGTATGAGGGGTCGTCATTACTGTTGCTCGGCTGTCCATTGACTCCGTAATCCTTTGGACCGTACGACAGGGCTGCTGCGTTGGCTCCGTTGGGGAATTCCTCGGTTCCTACCCATGCCATGCTTTCCTGAAGCATTGGGTATTTGTTGAACAGCTTGGAAACAGTTCCGGCATATTCTCTAGCGAGACGTAGGTCGGTCGTCCTTGGGTCAAGATCAAACACCATTCCGCCGTAGGTGTCGTTCATTTTCCTCGCAATCTCATCTACACTAGTGTAGCCTGAGAAATCGAGGTCTGTTGAAGTGTCCCAGTTCTTCGTACGGACGGTGGTGACGTTCTCCGGGTTGTATGTAGGAGGCCTTCTGTAGGCCGAATACAGTCCGTCACCGCGAGCGTGCTGAATTTCGATGGTGTTCTTACCGTAGGCAACCTCAGGCTTCATGATCCCGGCAATCTTGCCAAGGTATTCACCCTTAAGGTCGTAGATTCTAGCACCAGTGACGAACTTTTCGCCCCTTGAGTTAGTAGTCTGGTTGACCGCCACCCTTGGACTCTGCACCGCGATAGGATCGACGTTCAATGCATTGAATGGTGACGACTCCCTGTCATACTCACGGAACAGGGTATCGATGCCGGTGTACTTATCCATATCGGAGCCGAACACAGCATGAATCTCCCTCGGATCGCCCTTCAGGCTTGCTGGACGCTCACGCTTAGGAACTACGGAGACGGCCTCACCTTGGCCCTTCTTCACGAACGCCATAGTAGTATTCGCACTGAAGTTGTTCAGGTTGTTGTGTGTCAGTCCAGTACGCTGGCCGCGTAGAACTTCAGCCCATCGTCCGTTCTCCTTCACATAGGAAATGTTAGGAGTCTTAGCAAATGTGACCTCAGAACCCTCAGGGAGCTTGAAGAGCTTCATGTGGCGGGTGCGGGTGTCCGGGTATTCGTCCCAGCCTTCTGCTGCGTGGTTAGGGGTTCTCCAGTCGCCGTCACCAGAAGAGTCGATGATGTTGTATCGGGTGACCCCTGCATTCAGGGCACCCATCTCATCGGTCTTCCAGAAGCCGTCAGCCAGCTTTGTCCAAACCTTAGTTCCGCCGTCCCAGTGTCCGTTGGTAGTGACAGTACCACCAAGCGGAATAGAGTTCAACCACTCTTCGTTGTCCGGAGCTTCGTTCCTTGTGTCGCGCTTTCCGTTTGGATCAACCTTGACGTACATCTGGACACGTGAGATGGCCGGAATGTACTGGTGGAATCCATCAGGGGTTGTGGAGCCGTCATCGTTCAACTCATACCACATGAAGTCTTCGCCCTTTTTGATGCGGTACTTGACTCCACCGGTCTTGTTGTGGTACGTTACGACAGACCCTGTCGGGTACAGCATTGACAGGACCATAGTGTCTGACGGATCGCCCGGAAGAAGTTCACCGTGCGGTGAGACAGGTCCGCTCTTGCCAACCGGATCTCCACCTTCGATTCCGGTCTTGACCGAAAGCTTCTTCTTAGGTTCAGGATCAGTGAACTGTCCTGTAAGCTTCACCTTCGGGGCAGGAGCCGGTTCAGGGGCTACAGGTTCCGGAGCAGTTGGAGCGGTAGGTGCAGTCGGCTCTACAGCAGGCGGATCGACAGGCTCAGGAGCCTTCTCCCCACCGCTGTCCTTACCGAACAGGGCGTTAGCCTGTGAACGGCTCTGAGTTCCATCGGCCCAGTCAACCGCAACAGAAGTTGCGCCAACGTAGATCGACTTGACCTTTCCGTCACCCTTCTTGGCGTGAGAGATAGTGTCACCGATCTGGTAGACCTTGCCGTCACGTCCCACGAAGTACGGGAGACCTGTAGCAGGATCAACACCGGCAGAACCAGCTACGAGGTTCTGTACGACAGGCGCTGGTACCGGATCGGCACCTTCGTCAATAACAGAGACCTTGTGTCCTCTGGCGATAACCTCAGTTCCGTCTTCCTTGCGGATGCGGACTGTACCAGCAGAAGGAATCACCTTGATAACTGTACCAGTGTACTTCGGGTGACGCACCTTCGTGCCTTCTTCCAGATCCTTACCGTCCAGAGACTTGACCTTGACACCGGCCATGTTGGTCCTCGTGCGGGTCTTTGGCTCGGTCGGCGCAGGAGCAGGAGCAGGAGCAGGAGCAGGAGCATTGACCGGCTCTGGTGCCACAGGGGCAACAGTAGGCTCAGGTGCTACCGGCTCAGTGCGCTTGATCTCCGCAACGTCCGTACCTCCAAGGCGGCTCTCGCTGGCTGCGTAGTAGTCGTCAAGCTCGTTCTCCAGTGACTTAACATCACCTTCAGCTTCACCCTTGTAGACCTTTGTGATCAGCGCTTCAAGCTCATCTACACGCTTTTGCTCAGCCTCAGTGTACCCGTTCTCGTTGTAGCCGGGAACAGGTGTTGGCTCGGCAGGCTCCACAGGAGCAGGCGCAGAGACAGGCTCCGGTTCCGTAGGAACATCAACTGGTTCAGGATCAACTGGTGCAGGTTCCGCAGGAACGTCCACTGGCTCAGGGTCTACTACATCAACCGGCTCGGGAGCGGTAGGTGTGGTGTCAACTGGGTCCTTTGGTGATTCTACAGGATCTACCTTGGGTGTTGCAACCTTGTTTGGATCTCCACCGTTAGGGCTGGTGTGATCGTAGATCCAACCGAGAACGCCCGGATCGAGTTCCTTGGCTGCACGAGTCACCGCAACGTAGGCGAGCTTGTATTCAGCAGGGTCCTCAGGGAATTCCAGTGCACCCGTCTTCGGGTTTTCACGCGGCACGAAGAAGTCATCACCGATACGAACGCGATCCCATTCAAGTCCCTTGGACTTGTGAGCCGTGGACACGGTAACATCGAATTCACCGAAGTACGCTGAAAGCTGCTGTGCGGCTTCCGCGTCATCAGTGTACCAGCGACCGGTCCTCTTGTCCTTGGTGAATCCCATGGTCTCAAGTCCACCCTTGCGGTGGTACGCGTACATCTGGTCAGACCAGCTAAGAGACCTGTCAAAGGCTTCAGGGGCACGGATCTTACCGATTTCCTGACTGAAGTTCTCCACAGCATACTGCTTGTTGCGTCCCTCCCATTTTGCTTGCATCTTAGGGTCAGGGTGGACATCGACAGGTGTAATGTAGGTGCGGTCACCTTCCTTTGTGACCTCTACGCCCTCAGACTTTGCAACCTTGACAACAAGCATGTTGATAGCCTTGACAGCGTTGTCCATCTTGCGCTGCTTGGCGCGTGCAATCTCGTCAGCATCAAGGCGTGAGAGGGAGTACGCGTCCACAACGTCGAAGAGGTTGACGATTTTGTTGAGGCTCTTATCTCCACTGTTCCAAGCACTGAGAACCTGTCCCCAAGTCTTGAACCCAATGAGGTCATCGTGGGGAGAGTCCAGCGGATCTTCATCCATCAGGCCTTGTACAGTCTTGACCAGCTTGGTAAGATCTTCCTTGGTACCGTTCGGTGCCGAAACCCTACGTCCACGCTCAGCTTCTTCGAGGATGACTGTAATCATACCGGCATTGGTGCGGACCAATACTGCGTCAGCATCTTCCATACCGTATGTGATTTTAGATTCGCCACCGCCACCGACAACACGGTCCTTGGACCCTAGGAATTCTAGGAATCGGTTACCGATATCGGCAACCTCGGGACCGAAGCGCCATGACTTGTTCAGTGGAAGCTCAATGTCTCCATCTGCCTCAGACAGGTAGTCAATGTTCTCAGCGAACGCGTAGATTGCTTGGTTCGGGTCACCAACGATGACCTTCTGCATCTTCTGGTCAGCAACAACCTTGGCGAGAACAGGAGGGGTATCCTGAGCCTCGTCAATGTAGAGGATGTTTGCACCCTTCTTGTTGCCACCGGAGCCGTCTGTAAGGTCAGGGCGGGAAAGTGCCCACACCTTACGGTAAACGTCGTGAGTGATGCGGAAGTCACCAGTCTCTGAGTTAAGATCATCCCAGTACTTCTTGGCAAAGTCAACTACGGCCTGCTTGGAGTCCTCATCAACTTCGAATGAGTCCGGGACATGCTCGATGCCGATCTCATCCTTGTCACTGAGTGCGAACTTCTCCACAGTCTTCTTGACAGCAAGGACAGCCGTGGTCTTACGCATATCCTGACCACCCTCAGACTTGACATCCCCATCGTTGATGTCCAGCATTGAGGCGATCCTGCCGCTGTTGGTGACCGTGTACTTAGGCTCCCAGTCCGTTGCCTTTCCGTTCTTGTCGAACTTCTTAGGCTTTGTGGGGTCACCACCGTTGAGACGGGCAATCAGGTGAGGCGCATTCTTGAGTGCCCACTGGTAAGCTACACCGTGACCGGTCTTAGCTTCCACTGGAAGGCCCTTCATGCGCTCTTCAGCTTCCTCCTGCACAGTCTTGTTGAAGGCAATGTAGATAGCCTGCTTGCCGTGCTCCTTGATGCGTCGTGAGAGCGCAACAAGGGTGGAGGTCTTACCGGTTCCGGCCATGGCCTGAACCTTCGTGTCAAGACCACCGAGAACGGCGTCAATAACGTCCTGCTGCTGCTGAGTCGGCGGGTACTTCTCCCCCGGAACCGTCTCCGGAGTACGGCGGATGATTCCCTCAGGGAAGACACTCGCTGGCTCGGGTTCGGGCTTCGGGATCGCGTTGAGATCTTCTTCCGTTGCCGGAGACACCTTTAGGGTATAGAATTTCTGACCATGCTGCTCAGAAACCTCTACACTATCAACCTTGAAGGATGAATCACGTGCAAGAACGGATTCCTGCTGGTGGCTCCACGACTCGTTCTCGATCTTGGAGTAGTCGATGGCAAGGGCGTTGTGGCCCTTGGGAAGGTTGACTTCCAGAACAACCGGAACGGGATCAGTCGGACCCGGCACACCTGTAAGTCTGCTGGACTGGTAGGCAAATGAGCCAGCAATGTCCTTGTCAGAGGATACGGATGTGAATCCCTTGTCATTGATGATCGACCCGGCAACAAACTTCTCAGCCTCAGCAGCGTTGATCTGGAGGCCACGGAAGAAGGTAGTATCCTTCTCCAAAGGAGAATGTGCAATAGCGTCATCCATGACATCAATCACAGTATCGGTGTAACCCGGTGTGGCTGCTTCAGAATCATTTCCGTTACGGATGTAATCGTTGACGCTCTTGAAGCTGTTCTTGATGTAGTGGTTGACGGCAGGAACGAACTCTTCCTCACCGTACTTACTGTCCTCAGGATGCGTAGCGCCTCCCTCAAGCATCTCAGAGGGTAGACCCTCCTTATCACCTGACTCAAGGAAGCGAGCTACGCTGTACCACTCACCGTCTTCATTCTTGGCAAGACGGTATCCATCACTGTCAACAATGACAGCGCCTTCAGGAAGATCGTCAAGGTCTTCCTTGCTTAGAGTTGGTCGTCCTGATAGTCCGGTGTCCGATCCAGAGCCGGTTCCTTCTCCGTCACCTGTGCCGTCTGTCCCGGATGCAGGATCGTTATCTGTTCCTCCGTCCCCACCAGTCGGTCCCGAAACGCTCGGTCCTTCGACGGGATCGGCTTCTGTTCCGGCTGGCTCTGGGGTTCCGTTGCTGGTTCCTGATTCTGTTCCATTTTGTCCTTCTGTAGGTTTGGTGGCAGGGTTGTTTAGCCCAAGTTCCTCGCGGAACTCAGGGGTGTCCAAGAACACACCAGCCCTATCGCTGGTGCCCCCTCGGTTGGAGTATAGGTCAAGCTTCTCGATTTGTCCATCAGAGTGCTGAAGTTCGACACGAGTACCGACAACTTTTCCGATGGAGGTCTTGTTCTGACCCATGATCGGAGTTGCTTTGGTAACGATTGCAGACTTACCGGAGAACTTTACAGGTTCCTGCCTAGCAACCTTGCTTTGGATTGACTGGATGACTCCCTCAGACCCGTTAGGGCGGCTGGCGGTGAGAAGCCTGTCACCTTCGCGGATGCCGTCGCTTGTACGGAAAGCGTTTGCCGGGGCAGGGATCTCCATAGGTTCGAACGGTGTAAGGGCAGCAATTGCCTCACGTCGCTGGTCTCTAGCAGTCTGAACACGAACGCGGTCCTCGTAGGCTACGCGAGCGTCGTCCATTCCGGACTTGATCTTGTTCTCAAGATCGCCTTCGGAGATCTTGGCACGACGCGCCACCACACCGTCAGGTGCGACAACCTCGATGTAGCCGGGGTACTTCTCAGATTCGCGTACCTTGAAGCCGTCTGGAGTCGTCTCAAGGTATTGAAGGTGGCTTGTTTCGACAGGCTCGACAGCGGCAGGCTCCGAAACAGTCGGGCCATCAACAGGTGCCTGTGTCTGGGTATCGACAGGCTCAGTGGAGGTACCAGCGTCCGTTCCGCCCTTGTTGGGATCACCAAGCACAGAGACAGCGGCACGGTTGGTCAGGACAACGTATTCCTCGTCGTCACCGTACGGGTCAATCGGAGGAACGGTGTAACCGTCAAAGCCACGTGCGGACGCATAGCGGCCCATATCACCCTCGGCCAAGAACATACCAGCCACGTCATTTTCGGCAACAGCCTTCTCAAAGTCGGCCCTACGCTCCTTCTCAAGAGCGGTGCCGTCTGCAACGTTGGCGTCCGGATTCAGCTTCATCTCCATAAGAGCGCCGCCGTCAGCCCTCTTGAAGGACTCACCACGGAACCTGTTGGTGGATGTGTAGATACCGGACCCGCTTCCGCCCTCTCCAACCCAGTTAGGGCCGGTGTTGAAGCGGTTAGCCTGTTCCTCTGAGGACACTCCACGGTAGAGCTTCTTGCCCGGAAGGGCGTCAAAGTCTGCCTTGGAGACGACCGTAGGGGCACCATCAAGTCCGTTCATCTTCTGAACAGCAGCAGTGATGTAGTTACCGGCGTTCTTGATCTCTTCGGAACCAAGCACAGAGGTAAGCTCTTCAATCGAGTCTTTCCAGTCCGCCATGGTGGACTTGCGTCCGGTGTTGGACGCAGGAGCATCAACCGGATCAGGCTCAGTCAGTTTCGGAGCGGCAGGAGCCTCTACAGGCTTCGGTGCCGTTGCAGTCGGCTCCGGCTTGGGAGCAGGCTGAGGCTCCGGTGCGTTCTTACGCTCTTCACCGGCACGCATCATCTGTGCAAGCTGATTGGCAAGCTGGTCGGCCTTCTCAAAATTACCCTGAGACTCCGCACGTGCAATCATGCGGGTCAGTGCGTCAGCGGTTGTCTGCTCTTCAGCAGTCAGACCGTTCTCATTGTATGACGGAGCAGCCGGAGTGTCAACCGGTTCAACAACAGCCGGTTCCGTAGACTGGCTATTCTTTGCCGGGTCTGTGGAACGGATCTTGTTGACAGTCTTGTGGATATCCTTTCCGACTTCCTCAGCGGAATCGTACTTGCTCGGAATCCAGTTGCCAACGTCATTTCCCTCAAGGTCGGTGACGTTGTAGCTCCACTCGCCGTCACCCTCCGGGCGTCCGGCAACAGTGTAGTCAAGACCGTCCTTGGCGGTGAAGGTGAAGGTGGCCTCATCGAGGGCAGCAGCAAGCTCGTCACCCTCAAGTCCGGCACTTTGAATGTCCTCCATATCCTGTTCGATACGGGAAACACCCTCAACGACATCATCTACAGGAGTAGTCTCGTTGCCAACATCATTCGGGTCTGTATTTACCGGATCAGCTTCTACCGGATCGTTCTCCCTGTAAAGATGGTTGTCCGGCTGGTTGTACGCATTATCGTACTTCTTGATGTCTGCGGCGAGATCTTCAGGAGTGATCTTGTTGTTGGGGTTGCTTGGAAGGAAGATAGCCTGAGGGTACTGTCCATCTCCCATGGAACTGTCATCGATGATTCTGTTGTCTTCACCGATCCACTTGTTATCGGCAAGCTTCACATACTCCGCGAACTGCATCTTATCATCTTCAGAAGTACCATAGACTAGGGTACCCACCGGAAGACGCTTAGCATCCTCAGGCATGAAGTGGTCAGACTCCCAGTCAGCCCCGCTTGGGTACGGCTCACCGGCCTTCTTCTTATTGATGTAGTCAGGGGCGTAAGAATCCTTCTCAGCCTTGGACATCTTCTTAGGCTGAGCGGCCTTCTTTGAGGCCTCTGACGGCTCAGCAGGAGCGTTCGGCTCCACCGGTTCGTTTCCGGCCTCCGGGCCGCTTACAGGGGCCTCTACGGGCTTTGGAGCCGTACCGGATTCCTTGTCGTTCTTGAGGTTGGTCTCACCAACACCCTTGACGACATCCTTGTTAAGGAGGACATACTGGGTACGACCGAGAAGGTCCTTACCCTTGATGACATCGGCGCTCTTGGCAGCTTCCGCACGGTCCTGTTCGGAGAGGCGGTCGATCTGCTGGCTTCCACGGTCATCGATTCGGGCGTTCTTGTCGATGGCGAAGCCGTGCATGGCACCGTTACGCTCCATGGCGTACTTGTCAGACCAGCTTTTGGAGGACTCGTCGGTGAGGTAGAATCCGCCGAAGGACTGTCCGCGCTTGTTCTGCTGGCTTCCGTTGCGGTTGAGGTCGATGTTATCGAGGGTTGTACCCTCAGGTAGACCGCCATGGTAGAGAACAGTGTCTCCGTCAGCCTTGGCCTGCTTCTCAAGGTCTTCCAGCGACACGTTGGCCTTGGAAGGTTCCGGAGCGTTTGCAGGGGCCTCTACGGGCTTCTTGCCGACCATCGGAGCGGGGGTCCACGCGTTGAGGGTGATCGGAGTGTTGGTGACATCCTCATCGGTCAGGCCGGAGCCACCATCGGAATCCTCCCACTGGTTGTCACCGGTCTTGGTGAACGTGAGGGCACCTTCAGGGCGCTCGGCAACAAGCTTGTCTCCCTGCTGAGCAGCAGAGACCTTGGCAGCGTTGTTGTTCTTGCGGCGGGAATCCATGATGTCACGTTCAACATCGACAGGCTTGTCAACAGGCTTGTCAACAGGATCAGCGGCAGGCTTGGAAGCACCATCCGATGAGCCGTCAGAGTTGAACTTGTAACCGGCAGACTCAAGGGACTTCTTCAGACCCGGAGTTGCCTTGATGATGTCGTTACGGAGACCAACGGTAACCGTCTCGCGTCCGTCCGGGGCCATGTAGCCCTCAGGAAGCCTGACAATGGCATAGCGGTCAGGGACAATGGACTCGACAGTTCCGAGACCCTTGCCCTCTGCAACGCGCTCCACACCACGACGGTTCCACTTGGCACCGATGGAGAACGGCTTGGAGTCGTCCGTACCGTCAGGTGCAATCAGTTCGTCGCCAACCTGAAGATCTCGGGCAGGCGTGTAGATGCCCTCCTGATCGGCGCGGCCAAAGTAGAACTTGCCGTCAGAAGTCTTGGTGGACTTGTAGCTGTTCTCATCGTTCTCGTCAACAGCGTTCGGGTAGGTGCGCTCTTCAAGAGGCATCTTCTCGTCGTGCGGATCAGGCTCATTGCTTCCATCACCAAACGTGTGGTCTTGGAAGGTGTCAGCGTTCTTGACCATGGCTGACGAGGACACAGTGCCGGAAGGGGTTCCGTTGGAGAGGATGTGGTTCCAGTTGTCGCCCTCACCCTTGGTGAAGGTTGCAACGTCCTTGTCAGAAGTAAGGCGGGTACCGGCAGGCATCTTGGCCATGTCCTGTGCGGAAACCTCGCTGAGCTTCTTGCCCATGAACCCGGACTCGTCCGCCACAGGTGCAGCAGGCGCGTCAGAGACAGCCTTCGGCTTCTCAAACTCAGGGGTATCTGCCTTGGACTTTCCTCCGTTGAGGTCAAGTTCAGCCTTGGACTCGATAACCTCAATGTTGTGGGCAGGAACGGAGACAACCTTGCCGCCAAATTCCTTATTCAGACGGACAATGGCGTTGCCGCCCTCACCGTCAACAACCTCTCCGGAGATCTCCTTTTTGAACTTCGAAGAGTACCATTTTACTCCCCTGCCCATCTCGATCCATCGACCTTTTTTATCTCGAAGCTGTAGCTTTACGAGTGCTCGGCGCTTCGCAGCGCTCATGTTCCATGCCATGTATTACGGCTCCATCAGTGTAGGAGGGGCTTGCTCATTACTTGGTGTTTGTTCTATTGTATCAGACCCAGCCGGAGTTGCCGGTCCTGCCGGTGCTCCTGCCGCCGCTGGGTCACCACCTAGAGCGGTTTGCAGCGCATTGGCACTCGCTGGATCAGACATTGCAAGGGCTTGATCCTTTGCTTCATTTTTCAGTTCCTCCGGAATAAGGGAGTTCATGAGGGTTTCAGACATTGCGTCGGAAATCGCTGCACGCTCTTCAGCCATGCGCTGTGCACGCTCAAGCTGGGTCGGTGCGTCAGAGTCGGTGAAGCCGTTAGCACGGCGCAGAGCACCTTCGGAGATTGCCTTCATACCGTAGAGTGTAACAGCAGCCTCAGCCTTGGACGGCTTGGCTGTGATCGCTGAAGGATCATACCACACAACCGCACGGTTGATCTGATCCTCAGACCAGATTCCCTGTGCACGAAGAGCCGGACGGAGGAACCCAATGGTGAGGCAGTCAACAATCATAAGGATCAGCGGCTCAATGTGGGCCTTGTAAAGCTGCTCTTCAATGATGATAGCGTTTGAGTATTTGACAGAGGACATACCGGCAGCAACATCCTTGGGGATGTCCAGCCCNCCAAGGATACGCTCAAGCAGGCGCTCGGCNCGTGCGGCAAGCTGTGGGTCAAAAGAGCGCTCAAACTTGATGTGGACAATCTTCTCGCCCAGATCCTCGGGACCACGGACCACGAGAGGAACAACAGCGGACGCAGAGCCGACATCCTCAATCGGAGTGACCATGGCCGTAATGAGTTCTTCCTCAAAGGAATCCTCAACGTCCTCAGCCACCAGAGGGGTCTCGCCCTCTTCGGTCATCTCCCCTTCACTCTGGGTGACGTTGGAGAGGCCGTCAGGGACGAACAGGAGACCACCGTTGAGCCTTGACTTGGCTGTGGCAGATGCNGTACGGTCTACAAGGAGAAGCTGGTCACAGATGTCCAGCACNCCGCGAAGGGAGGAATCCGCCTCATCNGAGTAACGTGGGTGGTTNCGCCAGATACGGGANATGAATCCGTTGTTTGGAAGCCTGACGAACTCGGCAGGCTTGGCGTCACGTCGCGGCTTGATGGCGACCTGAGCGTTGCGTCCTGATGTCGTGGTGATTTCCTCGACGGAACGGATCTGGTACTTGGCCTGTTCTCCGGTGGTGAATCTGGCAGGCTCATGGACCAGCCAGCACTCGCCTGTGACGAACATGTTCAGTGCAGCGTTACGGAGCAGGCCGGAAGTACCACCGTTGCCGGACTCAAGCAGGTACAGGATATCCTCTGCCTGCTGGACGAATTCTGGGTCGAGCTTTTCCATCTGACTGATCTCGGATGGGATATTGGCGCTCTTGTCCACATACCCTACATACAGGTTGATTCTGGACATGATAGAGGCAACAAGGTTCGCGGTGTACTTGATCTCACCAATAAGATCATAGTACTCCCACGCCTCTTGCTGCCACTTATCTGCCTGTCGGCGCTTATTGATAGCGTCAACTTCTTTTTTGTTCTTCATATCGACACGCGCAGCGGAAGCTGTCAGCGGTCGTGGTGCGTTGTAAGACTGAGGAACAATTGCCTCATCAGAAGGCTTAGAGTTTCTTCTATCAAAAATCGATGAGGCCATGTCATCTCCGGGAAGAATTGAGTACGTTTACACCAATTCTACCATGACATCATAGACCTCTAGTGTATGCTGTTCCCGTCAGGTATGAAGCTGTCAAGGTTCCAGAGACGATATCAGCGGTCTTCGGATCAATTCTCCGCAAGGTGAAGATGGCCGCTCCTGCCCAGATCGATACGCACCATGGGCACGTAATCAGGTAGGAGATCTTCGAACCTCTCGGGAACTTCTCAAAGATGTAGTTCCTGAAGTCTTCTGTGATCTTATCATCCATGACCAGCTTGGTCAAGCGGTGCGTTGCCACGATATCGTTTGCCAATGTTACGAGCTTGTTCACTGTGCCGCCTGAGGTTGTACCGGGTTGAAGACTTTGGAGGACATGTGGGAAGCGCACATACTCGTTCCCTGCCACATATAGGCCACGTGGTTCTCTGCGGGGGCTTCCAGATTCTCGTGCAGACAGTAGACGCAGCCGAACTGGACTGGTGTTTCTGTGCTGACCTTGCCAATGATTCCGAAGTTGGGGGCCTTAGGTGTGGCGAAACCCATGTATATTCCTTTACTTTCCTAGTTGTGCTACAAATGGTACACCGGCAAACGGGTGAAGGCCTCGGAGACGGGAACCACAGCCACAGTTGAGGGCGCGTTCAATGAAGTATAGCCCGTCCCCGGTCTGTACGGTGTATCCGGTCTTGTTAGTGCCTGAGAACCCCTGTAGAGGTTCTGAGACAAGGGCTTTCGGGCCGTCTATGGTGTCATCGATGATGTAGAGGTAATTGTCGGTGACGATGACACGGTATTCCTCGTGTTTTGGCTCAAAACTTCCCACGCTGNTGAAAACCTTGGCGGGAAACAGATCCAGATTGATGAATGCTGCTGGCTGTACGTCGATGGTGAATGCCATTAGTTGAACTTNCTGAGTCGCTGTGCTATGGCTGAGCGGGATACTCCGCACGCTTCGGCCANTTGTGTCAAGGTGATTCCGTTGACNTGATAAGTATACAGCTTTGATTCCAGAATGACTGCCGAACGACGTGCTGGTGCGTTCTGGTCTGTGTGTCGTCTGATTGTTGAGGCTTCNTCAGCCAGTTCCCGGAGAGCCTGACACTCTTCNTCGGAGAGGNTTTTTCTTACTGTGCCGCTCGTTCGCTCCTTGGGAGGCGGTGTCGGCATCCATTCTACTTCAGGTAGGGGGNTGTGGTTGTANTTTCTCTCCCACCCCTGTACTGCGGTTCGGGATACCCCGAGTGGTTCAGCAATGGCCCTCAGGGGCCAGTTCCGGGTTCGTATCGCCATGACTAGCGCGTAGAACTTTTCCTTGTCTGTATCCCTGAGGGCCACCAACTGTTGTACGGTTTCCGGAGACAGAGAAGGAAGGTTATTATCTGTTGACATATACACTCCTTTTGTGCTTCCAGTATACCACTTATTTCTTGATCGTGTCAAGTTCCTCGATGCGCTTTTTGGCCTCATCGAAGCTGAAACGCATGGTGTAGTTATTCAATGACGACATGCCCTGATGCAGTCCGCGAACGTCACCAACGGTCTGGTTCTCGTCCTCGTGGGCGTAGGTTCCATACATGGACATGTGGTAGTGGCCATGGATCAGAAGCCTTGGCGTGGTCACGTTTGTGACTTCAGCCAGCCGGTCACGGTGGTCGTTACAGTACGCAAGGGAATCCTCCCCGAAGTACTCAATGGCTTCCATCTGGCCGCGAAGGTCATCCGTGACAGAGTTAGGGGCCGTACGCGGTGAGTCATGGGTGAACATGACATCCACAGGACCGCCCGACTGAGCCGTCAGGATATCCTCAACGGTGAGCAGTTCCTCAGGCCACCAACTGTAGCCAGCGCGGCGGTGTTTACGGTCGATGGAGGCGGCACCGCCAAGACCCATGAAGGTCAGGCCGTGCCACTGCCACCGGTAGCCACGCGGGACGTGAGTGATGTTCTCACGCACGTACCGCGTGCCGTCATCCAGAATCTTCTTTTCGTAGAGTCTCGGGAAGTTTTCATGGTTTCCGTCGATCCACAGAAGCTGGATGCCCCACTGCTCCAGAAGGTGCTGCTGCTGGTTCAGGAACGGCTTGTCGTTGTGCCAGATACCGTAATCCCCGACCTGAAAGATCGTGTCGAGTCCCAGTTCCTTGGCATGCCGAATAGCCTTTTCCATTTGCTTGAAGCTGCCGTGCACGTCACCAACTACCAGTACGTCGGTCTTTGGTTCTCTGAACATTGTTTCCTAGTGTTTGAATTGATCTTCGGTCAGCCCGTAAGCAGTATATCCGAAGCGGGTGTCTGTGTCGATGTGCTGTGCCCCAACGATTTTCGTGTCACCCATGATGGATGTCACGATGGTTCCCGGAGAGGTTACCTCCAGTTCCATGGGTGTCAGAAGCCAGAGGACTTTCTCTGCCTGCCCATCCCACGGATTGTTGTTGATCCACGATGCCGGAGCAAAGGGCAGCAGCGGTTCGATTTCATCAGCCATTCATGCTCCTGTCAACGAAGCTCGTGCCGATTTTGATACCCGCCATGACAACCGTAAGGGTGCCAAAGATTCCGATGACAGGGAACCACTTGATTGCTAGGATAATCAGGAGGACACCCCAAATAATATCAAGCCAGTCAATGGTTTTCAAGAAAGGCTACCGTTCCTCTCAAGAATGCCAGTGTTGCGCTTCAGCGTTTCGCGGATGTTGGCGAAGGACTGCTCCTTGAGGAACTTGCCGTTCTCCCAGACCGGCTGGATAATGCTGTTGGCGATCTGTTCGTCTGTGGCCTTCTCGATCCGGTACAAGTTGCCGTTGGCCATGTAGCACACTGCCAGACGCCCCGTAGCGGACTTCTTGGTACCGTCGTCGGTCTTCGGGTTCTTCTGGATGTTCCGGCCCTCACCGTTGACCACAACGTAGGTCATCTTGACAGCAGATCCGAGAGAATCGCGGGTGATCATCTGGTAGGCGTAGGAGCCGATGCCAGCGACCCAGTTGGTGGACGCGAAGCCCTTGGCCTTCAGACGGGAGTTGATGTCCTTGATGCGGCCCTTGTACATGCCATCACCGTAGATCAGGCCGATGTGGGAGTCCAGTTCCTTG